TTCAAAGGATTGTTTGTTCTGAATGAAGGTAGTTAACTCAGCGACTATGTTGTAATCCTTAACAATGAGTTTATCATCTTCTATTAGTGTCTTGAGGTTAGAGCATCCTTGTGCTTTGACAGTCTTACTCATCTTGACACCCATCTGTGTCTTGTTGCCTGAGAAACCTTGTCCGACTATTTGACCTGCCCGACCTCTCATAGCACACATCAGTACGTTTTCATACTCTACGTCATAGAATAAACTTGAAGCAACTGCTTCTCCTATATCATTGACCTCTATCAATACATTTGCATTGTTATAATTCGTTGCAACATTGTATATCACATTAGGAAATAGCATGGGTCTTACATCTTTATCCCTGTATTTTGCTACCAATCTCCATGGTGCATGGGTGATATCTATTACCACAAAGGCAGAGTAATCCTGTGCGAGACCACGAGATACGTCCACACATATAATATAATCATGATCACGTATAGGATTTTCATATACGTCGAGAGATCCGTTGGTCGTAAGGGGGTCATCGTAAGTTAGTGTTCTAAGTTTAGCTGCAGTAATTAAAGTGTCAACAGATCCAAGAAATTCACAGTCAAACTCTTGAGTAAACTGTCTCTCAGATGTATTGGCAATAGTTTGTTCTTTCCATTTAGCATCTCTGCCAGGCACTTTTGACCAGTGAACTTCAGACCATGCATATCCATTTCTACCTTTCTGTGCATCTACCCACAACTTGTAGAAGTGGTTCATTCCGTTGGGGGTCGATATGATGATAACTTTGGTTGATGTACCAGATGTAATAGTAGGATAAACAGAGGAAAAGAATTGCTCCGCAATATGATTGGGTATGAAAGCAAACTCATCGAGGAATATGATATTAAACGACATACCCCTGACAGCACTTGCTGAAGTAGAAGCAGCGAGAATTTTGGATCCGTTTTCCAATTCCATGGATCCTTTATTGTATACGACGATTCCTTGTTGAATCCAGAGGGGAAGTTGTTCATATGCCAGTTGGAGTCTACCAAGTAGATCTCTTGCAGTAGACAATTTGTTTGCTAGGATGCCAACGTTTACATTGTCATTAAAAAGTATATAGTGCAAAAGGTATGATACACAGGTAGTAGACTTACCAGTCTGTCTTGGTAATTTTGCTATATTAAATCTATGTTCGTGAAATGATTCTATGAGTTCTTGTTGAAAATCCCACATGTTAAATGGAACTATACCCTCATCCAAAGAGATGATCTTAATATAGTTCATAGCAAAATATACAGGATCCTCTTTACATTTGAGGTATTCCTGTATTTGATGTTTAGTAAATTGTATCTCAGTCCCTACCTTCTTAAGGTTAGGGTTGCCCAAATAAAAGTCTTGACTCATACTTTATTCATCTTCAAGTAATGCTCAGCTTCTTCTCTCGTATCAAACCAGTGCAGTCGTCTATTCAATTGCACTTCGTACTTATGTGAAATAGGATCTTGTCCTATCACACCTTCGTAATCTTTCCAATCAAGATCTAGAAGATCTTCCGATACCATTGACATGAGACTTCTCCTCTGCTTTGATTTCGTATTCTAGCATAGAGCGTAGAATAGTTGCACGAGTTGTGTCATTGAATGCTTCCAGAACTCTAAGTTCTGCTTGCAATTCTTGAACTCTAGACATATTTAGTCTCCTATAATTAACAGTTCCAAGCACGAAGTGACTTGTTTATACGACTGTCAGGATCCCTAGCAGTCTTCGCACTTGTCAACTTCTTCTTCATACCTTTCATTCTAGCACAGAAACTTGCTCTTCGCTTATTACCTTTCTTCTTGCTTGGTGCTTTTAAGTCAGAACCAGGATTTGCTCTTTCATAAGACTTTCTCCCTTTCTCATTTAAACCACCAGATTTATTTTTACCTTCCTTTCTTTGCCATGCTTCTTCACTAACACTATGCTTTTTACCTTTCATTAACATACCATCTGGCATTACATGATAACCTTTTGGTATTGGTTTGCATTTCTGCTCATCATTACAGAAGTATTCTCCTTTACCACACTTAGATTCACTTACTTGATCTTGTGGAAAGTTAGGAACATCAGTTGCATGTTGAACTGACTTTTCTTTCTTCTTTAATTTTTTACCTTCATCAACCTGACAATCTGGATCAATCTGTTTTCCATATGTGATACATGGATCTTTACCACAACCACAGTTCTTTGACTTATCGTATTCTTCGTTCTTCTTTTTATTCTTATGCTTCCATGCTGTAGCGTATGCTATACCTTCCTCACCCTTTGTCAAGTTACCATCCTTAGAATATGATTTCTTTATATGCTTTATCATTCTATCATACTTTGCACCTTTTGGTGCTTCCTCTGTTGTGAGAACTACAGGTCCGTCAGTTGGATCTGACTCATGGAATGATATTACTCTACAACCAGGATACATTTTATCACACAGTTTTTGTGCCTGTGGTCTTTGCATTCTAGAAAGATTTGCTCTGTATACTGTGAAAGTCATTTGCCTACCTCTCCATATAAAAGAGATAACATAATATCTTCCATACATTGTAGGTATGCGTGTTGCCATTAACCTGTTACTGGATTGTTGTCTTTATCGTGACGTTGATATGCTGCAGGAGTTCTTGCATTGTTATCTTTATCACGTGCTTGAAATGTGCCAGGTGTTCTAGCACTATTATCAGAGTTACGAGCTTGATAGTCAGCATTAAAATTTTCATATGTGACTGTGCTCCAACCCTCATTACCTGAGAGATAATTTACCGTAGTCTTGCCTGGTTGAGGACTGACTTCGTTATTATCTTTGTCGTGTCTTTTGTATGCCATAAACTTATTTATCCTTTTTCTTGCTTGCTTGTTTTAACATTTTTTGTAGGTCAGCAGTGCTACCAACAAACAATGAATTGTTAGTTACTTGTGTTTTGACACTCTCTTCTTTGACATTCTTTTTGTCCTTCTGTAGTGCCATAAGTTTGTCAGCAACATCACCTACATGTTTGATTAGTTGTCCTGCAACTTCGTATGCACGTGGATGATCAGATGACATTGCAAGGTCAAGTGCACCATTAACTGCCTCTTGTCCTTTATCAATTAAAGAATATAAGTTACCTCTTGCATACTCATAGTCCTTAATTACATCATCACCCTCCACTGGTTTTTTTAGATGCAATTTATTCTTTGGAGGAACTACCTCACCTACTGCCTCAACAGTATTGAATGTTTCATCTAATCCTGACATGTCTCCTTTATTCATAATAAGATACCGTTTCACTGAATCCAAAGTCATCACCACCTGTGAGTAATGCATCATCTGTTGCATCTATAAGATCAATAGGTGTACCCGCATTTGCAGCAGCTGCTTTTGTTCCGTTCTGTGCTCTGCGAACTGATAATTTGTTTGGAGATGTTTTACTCTTAACATACAACACTTCATTACCAATCTCAATGTATGACTGAGTTGGTATGTTAGTATAATCAAGAACTTCTATAGTAAGATTTCTTGTATTGATTGCTTGTGTAAGTTCTGTAGTTCCATCTTGGTTTTGATCTGTAAGTGCTTTTGGTTGAACCTGATAAGCAACCTGTCTTGTAGTAGCAACGTCTTTCATATCTGTGTATATGTCTGCCTTTGCTTTCTTGATTGGTGCTGAAGTTCCTACAGGTCCGAAGATGTATGCCTTGACTGTAAATTGCATTGTAATCAAGGTAATTTTTTTCTCATCAAAAGATCCTTCGTAGTCATCACTATAGTTGATGCTATTTAATATGATAGGAACATCCCTAAAGTCTGCCATGTCATCAACCAACTTAATAGTCATTTGATAAGACGGTTGGAATATAGGAACTATCTGTTCTGTTATTTCTAATGCTTCGTCGTTTGTTTTTGATATTATATTTAATTCAAAATCAATATTATAAGGAACAGGTGTAAACTGTTTCTTGACTGCGTTTGCTGTATTTGCTTTTAATGTAAGAGTTGTTGGTGCAAGTTTTCTAGAACTATCATATGATATTCCTGTCATCTCAAATGACAAACGTGGAACTGTGATCGCAACTTTCTGGTTTAGATCTGCCTGTTGTTCTAGTCTTGCTAAAAATTTCTGTCGAGGACCGTATGCCAAAGGCACCTTCATCCTACTGTATACTGAACCGTCTTTATTTTCCTTTCTACATTCTATGTTATTGAATAGTGTACCAAATCCAATAACACACTTTCTAATAATCTTGTTGTACGTGTATGCACCTAACATTATACTAATCCAAATGGGTTGCCTTCACTAAAGTCAATGATATCGTCACCAAAGTTTTCAAAGGTTACGCTCTCTGAATATTTAGGATCAGCAGTTGCTTGCTCATCTCTATTATCCAAAACTATCTGTGCTCCAGACTCTGATCCTACAATTAATTCACCAATAGCAAATGATCCAGTTGGTGTTTTGAGTTTTACAAATCCATCTTCTGCATTCCATTCAACTAGGTTTGCAGTTGTTCCAGTTGTGCTACCAGTAACAGTTTCTGGAACTGTAAAGGCACCTGTAATTCCTGCAGGAGCAGCAGTAAACGATGCAGATGCAGAGGTATAACCACTGCCACCGTTAGTAATATCTATAAGTCTTACACTCTTGTAACCCGATCCACCAGATAAAATATTAATTTCTGTCAATGTTCCATTGGTAAAAGTTGGAATTAATGTTGCTGCTATACCACCCGCATCAGGTGCAGATACATTTAATGTTGCTCTGTCTTCATCATAGTTAGCACCACCACTAACTATATTGACTGCTCTAATTTGACCTTCTTTTACTGTTGTTCTGATAACAGCAGACGCAGTTGGCGATCCACCACTGACAGTTATATTAACCATAAATGCTTCTGCAGTTGCACCCGTGCCATCTCCCGTGATAGTAATAGCAGGAGTTTCATTATATTTACTACCATTATCACTGATGAATATATTGGTAACTGCACCACCATCTACTACAGGAGTTCCAGTTGCATTAGTTCCATTTGTAGTAAGATAATAATGTTTAACAGTATAACCGTAATCTACTAGATCCTCATCACTATCAAATACATCTCCTTTCTCATCACTGTATTCAAATAGTTCTGCTTTCAATTTATATACGTAACCTTTACCTAACTGGTAAAATGGTTCTTCATGTTCTACAAATTTTATCTCAAAGTAATTACTTGTTAACGGAAGGTATATTAGATCTCCTTCTTGTGGTCTTTCTGGTGCTTGATAATCTTTATCAAGTAAAAGAAATTGTGATATAAGATCCGAGAATCTTTGCTGAGATATAACCATGGTTATCTCATCAGTCTGTGCTACACCAAACTTTGTCAATAGATCTCCACCACCTTGGAATCCATCAAAGT